ATGTCTTTAGAAGATGCTTTAAAGGAATTTCTTTATGAATGTGAACTAAGAAAATTTACTTGGAAAACGGTAAAAAGCTATCGTAATGGATTGGAATATCTCATCAATTATTTAAATCAAGAGCAGAACGTTGAATGTGTTGAAAATATAGAATCAAGGCATTTAAAAGCCTTTTTTCGGTATCAGCAAAAGAAAGGACGCAAAGAAACTTATTTAAATGGATTGATTAAAGTATACAGGGCTTTTTTCAAATATCTTATTGAAGAAGAATATATACAGGTAAATCCGATTTTAAAAGTAAGTTGGATGAAAGAACCTAAAACGATCATTAAAACCTTTTCTGATGATGAAGTAAGAAGAATGTTAGATGTCTATTGTGAGAGAGATTATTTAAGCGTTAGAAATAGAGCTATTATTGCAATGCTCTTTGATACTGGAATTCGAAATTATGAGTTGTGTACGCTTCCAGAATCTAATATTAAAGATAATTATATTGTTATCTATGGTAAGGGAAAGAAAGAACGCCAAATAGGGAAGAGTCCTTATTTATCGAAAATCCTGATGAAGTATGAGCGTACTAAGAAAGGCTACTTTGAATATAAAAACATCAAATATGATAACTACTTTCTTTCAAGAACAGGTAGACCGTTAACGACTGAGGCTGTAGGAAGGGTAGTGGCTATTGCTGCCCAAATTGCAGAAGTATCAGATGATGTTAGGGCAAGCCCTCATACGCTTAGACATACATTTGCACAGATGCAGCTGAGAAATGGTATAGATGTCTACCAACTCAGCCGTTTGATGGGGCATGAAAATATTCGAATAACTCAACGATATCTTGAAGGATTACAAGATGCTCAAATTGTGGCAGAATCAATTAGGACAAGTCCGCTTATGAATTTATAATCACAACAAATAAGACCAGAAGAAACCGACCTCATAAAATGGTTAGTGTTCTTTTGGTCTTATTATTTAACAAAGAAGTTATGATTTGGAATAGCAGATAGGGAACAAGAAATTGTAGAATAGCATTTTGTTTTCTGATACAATTTAACTAAAATTATTAATGAGGTGATAACTTGGGATATTTATCTTTTGAGGAACAATTTAAACCTATTATAAACAATGAAGAAATGTTGAGAATCCAAGATAAGGAGCTCGAAGAAATTAGAGTGCGTTACTGGAATAAACGACATCAACTTTTTATAGATGAAGCTAGTATTCCAGATTGGGAATTAGAAAGAAGATCAAATGAGTTAAAGCATCTAGAAAAGATAGAGTTAGAAAATTATATAAAAAGGCATGAGCTAAATTATACTTTAAATTGGGATTGAAAATTGTAGACATAGTGAATATTAAAAGCGAAGCAAGTAAGGTATTATGAAAGTGATCTCTTACATGCTAATTTCTAGCTTGTCCAATTTTTTTAATCAACAATTCAGTTTGTTTCTTCTTATTGAGTTCTACAAGTTTCTGTTCAAGAATCATTTCAATTGCTGCTCTTATGTAAGGGAAATTTTCCTGACATTCTTCTTCAGAGTATTCATGGACCCCTTTACTTAGCACACCATATAGTTGTGTTTTTATTGGGTTAAGCCCATCTGGAATGATCCTTTTGTCAAATTGATCTAATAAGTCTAACTTCTCATTAAAATGACTCTTAACATATTTATCTTCATCCCAATCATTTAATAAGGTACATTCTTGATGAGCCTCTTCACAAATTGTTTCAAAGATTCTTCTTAAATAAACAAATGAACCAATACCAATTCCAGCAGAATACAATCCTATTGCTTTTGTTAATTCTTGATATTGGGTCGTAAGTATTTTTTGATATTTCTGCAATTCAAAAAATTGCATGTCCGCTAGAGATGGATATTGCCCGATTTTCTTAAGAACTAATGTAGATTCAGCCAATTGAGATAGCTTTAATGCTTTACTTACTTTGTCTGTTGGTTCTGGTATAGGTTTACTATCTAATTGTGCATTCAGCTTTTCTTTTAGATATTCAATACATATTTTTTTGGTTTGATCATCAATAGAGAAGGGCGATAAAGAGCACATAAAACGTATATTGTGTTCAGAATTTAGTGAGCAATCTAATTCGACTAAAAAAAATGATAGATTCTCAAGTAAAGCTTTTTTACATGTTATGCTTGCTGTTTTCAACGATTGTTCCTTATCAACTGTTGATTTAAGTGAAAATAGGATATCACTATATAACACATAATTTTCAGGATTGGAAAAGTATCCAGTTTGTCCTTGTTTTTCTGAATGAATTTCAAGTTTACAGCTTTCACTATTAAAAATTGCTTTATATTTTTGAATAAAGGCAAGTTCTTTTTTACAATGAGCGCAAGGAAGATAAAGTGGCGTTGTTATGTTAACTAAAGAATACAGCTGTGATACATCTGGCGATATCTTGACCGATGATCCAGCCTCAGAAAAGGAAAGTTTATCTGAAAATGTGTCTATCAGAATAGGAGTATATAATCCGATATCTTTAATGAAATCTATTGTGGTAAATTCAGATAAATGTTTACATGTTAAAAGAGCATTCGCGTTCATGATATCATCTCCTCTTTCTACGTCTATGTTAATATGTTTTAATTTGACATATTATCTTTCGAAATCTAGACTGACAAAGGTCTTGGGGGATTAATTTATGAATTAGTTTGTGCTTATCTCGTCAAGCTCTCTGCGTTCTTGTGGAGTGAGTTTAGTATAGTCTGGATCATTTGCAATAATTAGCTTAATGGCTTCGGCTTCTCTTTGCTTATAAATCAATTAAACACCTCCAAAAACGTCTTGAACATAACCAGAGCCCTGAATTAGGGTAGTGGTTTTATACCAATTATACCACTACTATTCCTTAACTTCCAATTATTAGCTTGCGTTCTGCAAGTACAGCAGATTTATTTAATATGAGCTATTCATTTTATTAGAAGGGTACTGGAATATGAGTTTTTTGATAAAGGCTTTGGAGAGTTTACAGAATAATTATAATTAAAGCATATAGTGTATAGAGTTATATGCCCACCATAAAATATGAACTGACACCCTTAATGAGTGTCAGTTCGCAATGACTATAAACTATCCCACAATTCACCAGCTTTGTGTTCCGCAATACTTTTTTCTATGGTTTTTAATAGGTAGAGTTTTTTATGCAATTTATCTACAGTCTCAGTATGTTGTCTTATTAGGTTAACAAGCTCAAGTTGGAGTTTTGGTATATTACATGCTTTGATTTCTAGTTCGTTATTCTTACGAGACATAATAGCCCAATCAGAATAATGGTCACCTTCGTATCCTGGCTCATCATATTTGTATTTGATTAATACCGAGCCAGCTAAACCATAGGCAACTTTTATAGCTTCGTGGATTTGATGAGAGATTTGAGCTTCTTTTTCATATGGCATGCAGTCTGAGGAATACTTATTAGGTATAGCATAATTAGCATAGACCCAATATTTATCATCTCTGAATATTTCATCCATAAATATGCTTAGGTTATCTAATATGTATTTTAGTTGAGACTTCAATTCTAACATGGTTTCTCTTCCAAGAGACATTGTATGTTCAGCTTTCTTTTTAACTTCTTCTTCAATTTTTGTTTGTATTGCCTTGTAAACAATAAGATAAATATTTGTAATTGATATCGGGCGTATACCTGTATTTGCTACACTGATGCAAATCATATCAATATCAGGCAAATTACCAACAGTAAATGCAGATGTCATTTTTATAGATAACCGTTTAATTAAAGGTTCCCTATATTGTTTTACTGCAATTACAACAGCTATCGCTGTAATTAAAGAACCTAATGTAGTGCCTATCGCCCCAAAGGCATTCCAAAATAAATTCCAGTCCATATAATCACCTCATATTAAATTATACATTTAGCAACTGAGAATAACAATCTAATTTCTAAAATTCAAACCGAGTTTAAAAGAAGGTGATAACAAATTAAATCTAACCAAAATATAAATACCATAAACACAATTAAAAATACTCAATTGCTCTCAAAATATCTTATTCGCTATTATGGTGAAGATCAAACCAAACAGTTCCTTCTTGAAAATCAAAATAATCTCTTTGGTTATCATGGCCTAGCTTATTCTTTGGGTAAACGAAGCCTTGAATTCTTTTGTATGTACTTTCTTCAAGATATTTATACCGGAGAAGATAAAGCCGCCCTAGCTGATATTCATTATACAATGTGGGACGAGGTTCAAAATATGATCCTCAATAAATCCTACGATAAGCAAGCGTACATACTTCCCCGTGGACTTGGCAAAAGTACAGTTATAACATTGGCTGTTGCTATTTGGTGTTCAGTATATAAGTTTAAAACCTTTACTGTCATTGCTTCTGCTATCGGTGATACAGCCGAAAGCTTCATTAGAAATATCCGTATGGCTATAGAGAAAAATGATTACATAGAATCTGCGTTTGCAAAGCTGTTCGATCCAAAGAAATGTGTTTGCAACTCAGAAAAGATCGAACTGTCCAATAGAACCATGATTCAAAGTGTAAGTGCATCTTCCAGCCTTCGAGGTAAAGCTTATAATAACAGACGTATTGAATTAGCTCTACTCGATGACTATCAAAAGGCAGATGAAATTGTTTCAGATGAACAACGTGAACGAAAATGGAAACGTTTTTCTGACGATATCAATTATGCTATGCAAAAGGACAACAGCACAATCATTGCTTTGGGTACTCTCCAATGTAAGGACGATTTTTATGATAGACTTCGCCATTCCCCAACATGGAAAACAAGGCAGGCTAAAGCTGTTTTACTGGATAATCTGGAAAAGTATTTTAATTCTGGTTTATGGAGCGAATTTAAAACACTTTTACTTGATAAATCAAATGAATTCAGACTTGATGATGCAAAGGAATTCTATTTTCAGAATCAATCAAAAATGCAGTTCACTTTGCTATGGCAAGATTATTGGTCATGCTTAGATATGGCGCTTTTATATTATGAAAATCCGGTTTCTTTTGAACAGGAAATGCAAGGTAATATTGATAATGTCGGGGTTAAGCTATTCAAAACAATTTTAACTAAACAGGCTTATGAAATAGAAACTGAAACATTTAAGAAAACCATTCTTTCAATTGACCCGGCGGGGACTAACCGAACAGGCAGTAAACGAGATTACTATGCTTTTTGCATTCTATCTGAAAATGATGCCGGTATTCGTTTTGCAAGGAAATCACTTGTTCATGATTTCGAGATGGACAATTACATAAATTTGACCATTCAGCTTCTTAAAGATTATCCTGATATAACCCATTTGAGCATAGAAAAGAATGTGTATTCTGGTGCTGATGCTATACGCATTCGGGAGCTTATTAATAAAGATGCTGATTTTCACAATAGGAATATCACAATCATTAACAAGGCTAGAACAGGTAATAAAGATAATCGCATTAGTGCGATTGTTGGTGATGTCAATATGGGCAGAGTGATCTTTAACGAAGAAGATACCGAAGCTATACAGCAGCTATCCGATTTTTGCGGAACAAAGTTTAGTTTGCATGATGACTATCCCGACTGTTTAGCCGATGCAATAGAAAATATATCACAAATCGAGACAGCCAGTAAATTAACTGTGCTGCCTTTTTCATTTTTAGGATTATAAAAAGAAGGTGAAACTGATAAAAGTATTTTTAGGTGGAACTTGCAATGAAACCACTTGGCGAGATGAATTAATCTCTATGCTTAAAATTGATTATTTCAATCCGGTGGTAGAGGATTGGACACCAGATTGTATTGAAACAGAAAATAGAGAAAAAGAGATTTGTGATTATAGTCTTTTCGTTATTACAAAAGAAATGACGGGTGTTTATAGCATTGCTGAAGTAGTTGATATAAGTAACAAAGTGGCGCATAAGGCTATTCTATGTATTCTTTATGATGGATTTGATGAAGGGCAAAGCAGAAGCCTTAAAGCTGTTGAACGGCTTGTATCTGATAATGGGGGCTTTGTTTGTAATTCGCTAAACGATGTAGCAGAATTTCTAAACAGTAAATGAGGTGAAAATATATTACACAACAAGAAATAATTCAAAATCTAATTGCTGATTATCATAGTCATAATTTCTATTTTCAGAAAATGAATGATTATTATGAAGGTAAACATGATATATGTTCTTCATATTCATATGAGGAATATAGGGCAAATCATAAATCTGTAGTAAATTATGTAAACAAGTTTATTGAGGAAGAAATAGCCTATAGCTTTGGAAATCCTGTTTCTTACATTTCAAAATCAGGTGACAATGATATTGTCAATGCGATTGATTATAATCTTTATCATTGGCAGACAACACATAATCAGGAACTATGCCGACAGCTTGAAATATTCGGTACAGCCTATGAGTTGTATTTTATCAACGAAGATGGTTTGTTCAGCGGACGGATTTTAAACCCGTCAAACAGCATTGTCTATACTGATACAGACTGTGTACCACAAATCTTCATTCATTTTTATAAACTCAAATATGACGATGCCGAATACTACGATATTTATTATGATGACCGGATCGAAGTATATAGAGCTGGTACAAAAATTGAGACGAAAAAGCATATTTTCAGTCGATGCCCTGTTTCCATTTGTTCTATTGGAGTAGAGCAGACAATTTTTAACAAGATTAAAAGCTTGAATGATGCTTACAATTTAATTGTATCAGATCAAGTTAACATAATTTCTGATTATCGTAATGCTTATCTTACAGTAACCGGTGCAACCTTAGACGATGAAACCGCAGACAAGCTTAAAACAAAGGGTATTCTGAATATCCCCGGAGAGAAAGCTAATGTTTCTTGGCTTATTAAAAATATTGATTCCACATACATAGATGCTATGCTCAAGGAAATCCGAGATAGTATGTACTCTGTAACTAATCACGTCGATAGTAACGAACGTTTGCAATCAAACATTTCTAGTTTAGCATTACGGTCAAGACTTGTATTCCTTGAACAGCGTTGCAAGACTGTTTTTGATGCTGTCTGTGATACCATTTTTGACCGCCTTAAATTCTTATTTGAGTATTTGAACTTAAAAAACAAACTCTTTGATTGGAAAGATATTACGATTAGTTTTAATCCCAATATCCCGCAAGATCTTACTATGATTGCTCAAGTCCTCACACAGCTAGATGGAAAACTTAGTTTGGAAACGGCATTAGGGCAAGTCCCCTTTGTCGAAAATCCGGCAAATGAGATAGCTAAAATTAAAAAGGAACGTGCCGAGCTGGAAACAATTGATTTAGATAAAATCAATGCCGTATAGGGAGGCTGCACAAGATGAATAAGCAGCTTCAAAATGAAATATTAGGCATTAAACAGGATTCCGAACAATACGCAGTTAAGCAAACTGTAGAGCTATTGAGAGCTTACAGGCGCAATCTTGATGATGTGCGTACCAAATTAGCTAAAATCTATGCCAGATACACTGTAGACGGCAAATCAAACATATCCTCTCAGCAGAGGTATAATGTACTGCTGGAATTAGAGCGACAATTAACGGCACAAATGCAAGAGTTAGGTGAAGAAACAGTTAATAAAACTGCCGATATTTTGACAAATGTTTATAATGACACCTACGCAAAAACCGCCTTTATGATTGATAAAGGCACACAAGCTTTCAAGTCATTTTCGCTTTTAAAGCCTGAGTTTGTCAAAGCCACTGTCATGGCTCCGATAGAGGGTAAAACATTCAGCAGCCGTATATGGGATAATGTAGATGATTTAGCCACAAGAGTAAAAAGAGATGTAGAGCGAGCTTTAATTCAAGGTGAATCTGTTGAAAAATTGGCTCGTAAAATTAAATCTGATTTTGGTTCTACAGCCTATCAGGCAAAGCGGGTAATCAATACTGAAACGGCTAAAGCGGTATCTTCTGCACAAAATGAAATTTATCGTTCAAGTGGAGTAGTTAAGCGTGTTATGTGGGACGCTACTTTAGATGGCAAGACAGCTGAAGAAGATCAGAAGTTAGACGGTAAAATGTGGGATATTAATAAGTCTCACCCTTTGCCACCGTTGCACCCGAATTGCCGCTGCTGTCTAATTCCAGTTGTTGAGGGCTGGAAACCTACCAAGAAACGAGAAAATATTGTTGACCCTGTTACTGGTGAAAAGAAAGTGATTGATTATTCTACCTTTGATAAGTGGAAATCCACTCGTGAAATAAGGTAGTATCAAAAACAGTATCAATTATAAGCAAATTTAAAGATTCTAGGCATTTTATTTTGCAAGGTAAGTTTATACTACCTTGTTTTTTTATTGCCTAAAATCAAAGAAAAGCAGCAGAAATGATACCAGAATGATACTTAAATCTAGTATTTTAGAAAGCAGTTGTAAAATGGCAAGACTGTCAAAAAAAGGTTTGACTGAAACCGAGTTCTTTCGCAACCAATACAACAGAATCCAATATAACGATATTTGTAAAAGGTGTGCGAATAACTGTAAGCAAAGCTATAAATCAGTTCTTATTGCTTGTCCAAAATATCGGCATAAATAAGACTGTTTTTATATAACAACATACTGCACTTGATAGACTGATTAGTATATTAAGGGCAATTGAATAGGAGATTTATATTTATGGAATTTAAAGAAATCGTTGCAGAACTGGAAAAGTTCAAAGATACAGAGGATTATAAAAACTATATCGGCGGTTTGATGACAGCTGATATAGTTAATACATTTCTTGAAACAGATGAAGGAAAGAAGCTTATTCAACCTACACTTGATAAATACCACTCTAAAGGTTTGGAAACTTGGAAAACCAATAATCTTTCTAAATTGATGGACGAAGAAATTAAAAAGCGTTTTCCTGAATCCGATCCCAAAGATATCAAGTTGGCTGAAATTCAGCAGGAGCTTGAGAGGATTAAATCCGAAGCCACACGAAAAGATTTGACAAATAAAGCTATTAAGCTTGCAACTTCAAAGGGATTGCCCGTTGAAATGGTTGATTTCCTTGTTGGCAATGATGAAGATACTACCACTGCCAACTTAGCCACATTCGAAAAGCTTTTTAATGAGAAGCTTTCAGCAGGTGTGGAGGCAAAATTAAAGAGTAATACCCACATTCCCCCAACTGATGATCCGGAACCGCTGAACGGGGTAGAAAGAGCATTCCTAAATAAGAATCCGGGAATTAAAATTACAAATTAAAGGAGTTTGATATTATGGCACATACACTACAGGAAAGATATTCCGCACTGGTTGACGCAAAACTAAGAAAGACCCTTGTAACTAAGGATAATGTTATTTTTAACACGAATTATGAAGGTGATCCCAAGGCGGGTGCGGTCAAGATTCCCGTTCGTGATACTGAAGTAACCGTCAGCAATTATGATAAAGCAAATGGTATTGCCGCCACTGAAGGTAGCACTACTTATTTAACCATTGAAATTGATAATGATATTGCTGTGAATCAGGTTATGGATGGCTATGATGCGGCTTCTGTACCTGACGGTATTGTAGCGGAGCGCCTTGACAGCGCCAGTTATAGGATTGCTATGTCTCTTGATAAAGACGCTATTGCAGAGCTTGAAGGCAGTGGTACGGCGCTTACAAATACTACTGCTCTTACTAAAACTACCGCTTATGAAGCAATTGTAGACGCTCGTACTTCTCTATCTGATGCCGGGGTTCCTGCCGATAATAGATGGATTATTGTAACTCCTAGCGTCTATGCGCTGTTGCTTAAGTCTTCGGATTTTATTAAGCAGTCTGACCTTAGTCAGGAACTTGTTGCCACTGGTGCTATTGGTAAGATTGCAGGATTTGCAGTTTATGAAAGCAATAATCTTTCTGCTACTACTGAATTTATCGCTGGTCACCCTCAGTACTGCCACAGAATTGATGAATGGACTGTACCTGTACATATTCAGGCGCTCAATGAATCTGGCAAATATATTGGAGCTTCCGCAGTTCAGGGAAGAAAGGTATTCGCCCATAAAGTAAGCAAATCTGCCGCTGTTGTGGTTAAGACTAAGGCATAATTTAAACAATGTAAGGGTATATGAGGGCGGGTAAAACCGTCCTCTTTTGCTTTATAAATGAGGTGATACAAAATCAAAGAAAATATTCTATCAACTATCAAAAGTCTTTTAGGGATTTCAGACAGCAGCTTAGATACACTTTTAAATTATGCTATTGATCGAGCAGAAATAGCTATCATGAGTTATACCGGCTGGGATATATTTGACGAACGCTATATTTCTGCTTGGGTAAGCTTATCGATTGCTTATTATAATCAATCAAAATATCAAACTGATGTTGCAAACGGCAAGCAAATCAAAGCATCTCAAACACAAGGCTCACGCTCCGAAACTTATGTAACTTCAATCAAAAATCTTGATTCTGCTGGATTAACTGAAGATGTCCGGGCTATGCTTCCTTTTCCAAAACTGAAGGTATATTAATATGACTGATTATTTTTATAATAAAGAAATAACTTTGTTAAAAGAAACTGAAGGACATATGTATCATGGTTCATGGGTTGATGGCGAGATAGTTGAAGTAAAAACCATAACTTGTGATGTTCAGCCAGCCAGCAGAGAACAGATATTTAAAGATTATGGATATTATATTGACTGTACAAAGCATGTTTTCTGTGATCTGGATAGTGATATTACTATTGGCGGTATGGTTCGGTATCATGAAGATAATTTTGATGTTGTCAAGGTGATTGAGTGGGACGATTACTTAGATGTTTTTATTAAAGAGCGTGGTGATTCTGATGGTGAATGAATTTGAAGCTGAAATCAATCGTGTAATGCAAGCAGGGTTACAAGCTATGCAGGAAAGTATGTTAATGATCGAGGCTGATACAAAATTGCTTTGTCCAGTTGATACTGGAACGCTGAAAAGAAGTTACACTTCTGATGCAACTATTAGCGGCGATAACATTATAGGCACAGTCGGAACAAATGTTGAATATGCCCCTTTTGTAGATTGGAAACAGCCTCACTTAACCGCCGCTGTTGATCAGAATCAAGAATCAATTAAACGCAAAATAGAATCTACATTAGAACAGAGGTAATTTTTTTATGGACATGAATGTAATTCGGGAATATTTAGCATTCGATAAAGTTTTAAATGCTTTTATCGGTGAAAATGTATTTCTGTTTGAAAAACCAGATAAGGTCAAGGCGACTACATATATCATTTATAATTTTAAAGAAATCAATGGTGCAATAGGAGGCATTCGGGATTATCAGCTAGATATTCGCATAGTAGCAAAAGACAAGCTTAGCTTGTTTCCTATAAAAGATCGTTTGATTGAGCTTTTGGACAATTATAATAAACCGACAAAAATAAAAGATTCTTCTGCCATAGTAAGGCATACCCACTTAATTAATGGTGGAGGAATTATCAAGAATGAAGAAAGTGGCGAGTATAATTTGCTCGTCTATTTTCTTGTCAAAATTTAAATTTAGGGGGTTAACTCTATGAATTATCTTAAAAACGGTTCTCAAGAAATAGTAATGGGTTCTGGTGATTTGTATGCAGTACCAGTAAAAGAAATTGCTGATGTTTTTAATCTTACAGAAGCAGAAGAAAGCAAACTTACATACCTAGGATACATTGAAGCCAATTCAGTTTTAAAATCTGCAATTGAAACAGTACCGATTAAAGCGGCGAATGCAGGACTTGTAGTACAACTGGTTAAAGATAGAATAATTACTTTCCAAACCGGTATTTTTAGTTGGAATCTTGAAAATATATCTAAATTTTTAACCGGTTCAAAATATACTGTTGATGAAGCTACAGGAAAAACTACTTTCTCATATGCGAATGAAGATAATATTCCTAATGTGTATTTGCGTTTTGTCAGCACTGATGTATCAGCTAAAAAGAAAATTATTGTGAATATGTTTTCTGGTTCCTTTAATGGAGAATTAAATTTTGACTTCAATTTAGAAAAACCAGTTACATTTGATTATGCTTTTAGTATTATGGCGCGTTTTAACTCAACTACAGGCAAGCATGTTTATTATGAAGTATCTGTAGAAGATTTGGAGGACTAAAATCTAATGAAAATTATTGATTTATCTTTACTCAAAAAAGATGATTTTTCTATTAAAACAATGACAGGCCAAGAATATGTTATTGATGGAAACTTTACCACAGAATTCTTTTTAAGTCTATATGATGCCTATGAGAAAGTTCAGTCAACTATTAAAAAGAATAATGTTCGTGCGGCTACAGAATTAATGAAAAATATTGTTATTGAGATTCTCAATCTTGATCCAAGCCTTAATGAGCCAGTTACAAAAGAAACGTTAAAAGCACAGAAAATGGATAGCTTTGAAGTTCTTCAATTAATTTTGACTTCTACAATGCAACAGGCAAATGAAATAGGGCCTAATAACCCTTTGTCAGAATCCCCGACATCAAATTAAAAGGTGTTGGGGATTCTTCTGTTTCCCAAGTAATTCAAAATGAAGATATTGAGATACTTGAAAATATCACTTTTGCAATGATGGAAACTTCAATGGCCTATGATCAAATTATGAAAATGCCTTATGCAGCGTTTTTAGGTGTTATTAAGCATATTCGTATGACGCAGTTGATGCAGAACCCAGATTGGAGAGAAGGCTATTTACAATGGCAGTTGAAGGACAATTATACAAGTGGAAATATTGTAAAACAGACTAAGCCAGATATACAGGGGCTAATGTCCTTACAGGCGAGTTTAAAATAAAGGGAGGTGAAATATGGCTGTCATTAATTTGGCAGAGTATTCTTATAAATTAACTTTAGATTCTTCTGAATACAATCAAAGAATGAAAAGTGCGGATGAACAAGCAGAAGGCATGAAATCAAAATTATCTAATGTGGGTAATTTCCTTAAAACTTCTCTTGTTGCCGGTATGGCTGCTGCTGGTGCCGGTGCGGTTGCTTTAGGCAAACAAGCTATTTCAGCATATGGCGATTATGAACAGCTTGTGGGTGGCGTTGAAACCCTATTTAAAAACAGCGCAAACATAGTTAATGAATATGCGGCAAATGCTTATAAAACAGCGGGAATGTCTGCAAATACATATATGGAAACTGTTACAAGCTTTTCTGCAAGCCTTTTGCAAAGCTTAAATGGAGATACTGCTAAAGCGGCTCAAGTAGCCGATATGGCTATTACTGATATGTCCGACAATGCTAATAAAATGGGCAGTAGTATGGAGTCAATCCAAAATGCCTATCAGGGTTTCGCGAAGCAGAACTATACCATGTTGGACAACCTCAAACTTGGTTATGGTGGTACAAAAGAAGAAATGGCGCGGTTACTCTCTGATGCAGAAAAATTATCTGGTCAAAAATATGATATCAGCAATTTAAATGATGTGTATGAAGCTATTCATGTTGTACAAACTGAGCTAGGCGTAACAGGAACGACTGCAAAAGAAGCCAGCACTACACTTCAAGGCAGTGCCGCAGGAATGAAAGCCGCTTGGTCAAATTTGCTTGTTGGGTTGGCTGATGAAAATCAAAACTTTGATTCATTATTGGAAAATCTGATTAACAGTATCGGAACATTTGCAGAGAATCTATTACCTAGAATTAAAATTGCCTTTAGCGGTGTTGCCAAGTTAGCAGCATCTTTGGGGCCGCAAATTGCAGCAATGTTGCCCGGTATCGCGTCTGATATATTGCCGCAGGTTGCAGGAATAGCGATTTCTATTATTCAAAACTTATTTACTGGACTAGCGAATACAGTACCGCAGCTTATTTCTAAACTTGTGGACAGTATTTCTCAAGCGCTGCCGCTATTGATTCCTTCTGCTGTTCAGGCGGTTATAACATTAGCACAAGGGCTGGTAGATACTATACCATCTTTAATTGATGCAGCTATGCAAATGATTCAAGGGTTAGCCAATGGAATTATTACAGCGATTCCTGTTCTGATAGAAGCAGTACCAGAGATTATAGATAATCTGATAAATGCTATTCTTGAAAACATACCTTTAATCATTCAAACTGGAATTAGTTTATTTGTAGCTTTGGTTGAAGCATTACCAGATATAATTGTTTCAATAGTCGCTGCAATACCTGAAATTGTTTTGAGTATTGTTGATGCTTTAATCAATAATATTCCATTTATCATAGATGCAGGAATACAGCTTTTAACCGCTATCATCGGAAATTTGCCATTGATTATTACCACAATTATACAATCTATCCCTCAAATTGTTTCTGCGGTTGTTGAAACATTTAATGGGCTTATGAGCAGAATGCAAGAAGTAGGTTTAACGATTGCTAATAATATTTGGAATGGTATTAAAAATATTTGGGATAGTATTGTAACATGGTTTAGCGACTCTATTACTTCATTATTAGCTTGGTTTGCTGGATTAGGGGAGTCATTTACTAGTGTCGGTTCCAATATGTTTAATTGGGTATGGGATGGTTTAAAATCAGTTTGGGAGAATATATCATCATGGATTCAAGAAAAAGTGGAATGGATTACTGAAAAATTAGCTTTCTGGAAGAAAAGTCAAAGCAAAATCAAAAGTAGTAACTCTGGAAACGGTGATGATATTGATGGCTCTCATGCTAATGGTTTGTCTTATGTACCGTTTGACAACTATAAGGCTTTGCTTCACAAGGGTGAACGAGTGCTGACAGCAAAAGAAAACGCTGCTTATAATTCAAATAATTACAATAATAATGTTAATAGTAATACTCCGATTTCATTGCAAATGGGAGATATTATTATTCAGGGGAGTGCAGATCAAAATATTATTTCTCAGATAAACCAAGCACAGAAACAAGCAGTGAATGATGCGGTTACTCAAATGAAGAGAATGTTTTCAGGGCTTAACACTTTTGCCATACAAAGGAGTTATTCCCAATGAATTCAATACAAGATGTAATTATCAAAGCAATTAAATATATTGTTAATCATGAAATTAAAAAGGCTGGATATGATCGAACTATAACAGGAACCATTACCGATATCATTGATAAAGATAAATATGAAGTAGCTTTTCAGAACAACAAACGTGTTTTAAACTGTGCTGTAGATGTACAAATCAATATAAATGATATTGTATTTATTACGCTGCCACAAAACAATATGACAAACGCTTATATTTGTGGAATACAGCGTAAATAAATACTTAGATAATGGCTTGGGCTTAAATGCTTGAACCGTTATTTTTTATGCAATTTTTATTATAATAAATTTATTGAAATTTTGAATGTATGTCATTGCTCAAAGCTTGATTTTTAAAGTTTAATCGTGATATACTCTTTTCAACGATGGAAAATAAAAATGTTGAGTTGTGAAATGCATTTTTAGAAGTTTTTGATAATTGCCCATTATATCATCATATTTTATTACTTTGAGCTGTCAGTGTTTACGACGTGCAGAACGTGTGGCACAACTGGGAGAACGCGGACGACGCGGAATAATTTTGGAAGCGATCCAGTATCCATACGGGTTTTCAGGTGATTTTACAACAGTGGAATTCGTCTGTATTGTGTAAAATAGAATTCAATTGTGATAAACAGCTTAACTGTATTGTGACATACAAACATGACCTAAGAAGTGTTTGATATGTTGACAAAAGATGCGGTTAAGCTGTATTTATTAGAAATTTAAGATGTAATATCAGTGATTAAAACTGACCCTGATTATAAAAAACAATTACAATTGAACTGCCAGATATTTGAACATATATAACCGATTTCCAGCAGTCTGCCTTCATCAACTAAAAGGTAATTTGAACTTCTCATTCTGCTTATCACGGACGAACTCATTCTAGCAACAAAGAGAATTTTGGGTTGCTGTCAATTAGTATCTAAATCAGTCTGAGGCTAATAACAAATTCGTCAGGCCTTTATAAGATAAAAACGCCACAGCTTGCCTCGTTCTAATCTTTATTTAAGATATAATAAAATGCATAATTAAAACAGCATACAAATTTATAGTATATAATCGAACTTTGCAGTTTGTTTATTATGTTTAAAATAGGTACTTTGATGAAATAGACTGCAATAACCTATGCCGCAAATCATCACTTCTATGCTATCATGTGATTCATAAGGGGTAATATCACTTAAAACCGATTGGTTCATACCGAATTCCTCCCACAATGAAATACATAGAAATCTTATTTTAAAAAATACGTATTTTCTGCATAGAGATTTTCAAAGAAAATGTAATTGGCTGTTTTCTTTCAGTATATAAGAAGAAACCGCACCGGACAAAAGTTCTGTGCGGTTTCTATTAAAAAGCTTTGCTATGCAGCACCCTTTTATTCTTGTAAATGGGATAGAATAGCGTCCTTTGCGTTGAAGTAATAAGAATCAGAGCCCACCACATCTGTAATTCCGGCACGGTCCAGCATATCTTTTACTGTTGGCTGAATACTGGAAAACAAGATGGTAACTCCCTTGTTCTGCTGCTCCCGGCAATAATCCAGCAAAAACGCAACGGCAGAGGTGTC